TATTGAATCTATACAACAAACCTTTAACGGAAATGCTCAAGAAGGCAACCGTGTAACCTGTCAAATCTCCCGTAATGGTGATTTAGTTCATAAACTATATGTAGTTTTTGATACAGTAGAAGCTACTGAAACAGATGCTCGTAAATGCATTAAAAAAGTAGAAGTTGAAATTGGTGGTCAATTAATTGATCGTCAGTATGGCGATTGGATGACAATCTGGAATGAACTTACTTTACCTGCAGGAAAGAAAGATGGTTATGATGCAATGATAGATGGAACCGCAGCTACAGGTGATAATAAAGCATATGTTCCACTTGAATTCTGGTTCTGCCGTAATATTGGTTTAGCATTACCACTAATTGCTTTACAATATCACGAAGTTAAAATTAACATTGAGTTTGAAAGTTCTCCTACTTTCTCTGATGCCACCTTATGGGCTGATTACATCTTCTTGGATACTGACGAACGTCGTCGTTTTGCTCAATTATCTCACGAATACCTAATAGAACAAGTGCAATTCACTGGTAGTGAAAGTTTAAGTGATACTGATACTTCTCTTAGTGCCAAACTTTCATTTAATCATCCGGTTAAAGAACTTATATGGCAACGTAAAGCTGGACCAGATTATAAATCAACTGGTAAAGCAAAACTTATGCTTAACGGTAATGATCGTTTTGCTGAACGCGATGCTATGTATTTTACTCACGTTCAACCCTATCAACATCATACCAATATCCCAGCACAAGCTCAATGGATCAATGTATATTCTTTCGGATTAAAACCCGAAGAACATCAACCATCAGGAACTCTTAATATGTCTCGTATCGATACTGCACAACTTAAACTTACATTTGATGCAGGAGCTGCAGGAGATGTCAAAATCTACGCTCATTCCTATAACGTTCTCCGTATCCTCAGCGGTATGGGTGGTCTTGCGTATTCTAACTAAACTTAAACTTAAACTTACATCTAAAATTATTTTTATTTATAATATAAATCTAAAATTATTTTCTTAGCTTATATTAAAAATGGGTGGAGGTCTTCTTCAACTTGTAGCTTATGGTGCCCAAGATGTCTATCTTACCGGCAACCCTCAGATTACTTTCTTTAAAGTAGTTTATCGTCGTCATACTAACTTCTCTATTGAGTCTATACAACAAACTTTTAACGGAACTCCAGATAAAGGAAAACGTGTAACTTGCCAAATCTCCCGTAATGGTGATTTAGTTCATAAATTATATGTTGTATTTACAAATCCGGATGGTGGTACATTAACTGATGCTCGTAAATGTATCAGCAAAGTAGAAGTAGAAATTGGTGGTCAATTAATTGATCGTCAATATGGTGATTGGATGGAAATCTGGAATGAACTTACTTTACCTGCCGGAAAAGTAACAGGTTATAATAAAATGATGGAAGCACATTCTAATCTTGTAACCAAAGCATATGTTCCTCTTGAATTCTGGTTCTGCCGTAATATTGGTTTAGCATTACCATTAATTGCTTTACAATATCACGAAGTTAAAATCAATATTGAATTTGATGGGACTGAAGCGTTTGGAGATGCCACCTTATGGGCTGATTACATCTTCTTAGATACTGATGAACGTCGTCGTTTTGCTCAATTATCTCACGAATACCTTATAGAACAAGTGCAATTCACTGGAGGTGAAACAATCAATAGCTCTAATCTCTCTGCTAAATTATCTTTCAACCATCCGGTTAAAGAATTAATATGGCAAGGAAAAGATGGAGCAAATATTATAAAATTAGGAAAAACTAAGCTTATGCTTAACGGTAATGATCGTTTTGCGGAACGTGATACTAAATATTTTACTCACGTTCAACCATATCAACATCATACAAATATTCCACATAGCGATTGTAATATCAATGTATATTCTTTCGCATTAAAACCGGAAGAACATCAACCATCGGGAACTCTTAATATGTCTCGCATTGATACTGCTCAACTTAAGATATCTGATATTTCACAAGGAACAGGTGAGGTCAAAATCTACGCTCACTCCTACAACGTCCTCCGTATCCTCAGTGGTATGGGTGGTCTTGCGTATTCTAACTAAATTATTACTTACTTCTTTTTATTTACCATATTAGGATATCCTAATACGGCATTAACACCTAAAAACATTGAAATAATTGAACTAGTTAAAGCAGATTGAAAATAAAAGTTATTAAAGTTCATAAACTTAGACGACAACCTATTTAAATTTTTAACAATATGTGAAGGATTACCAGTTATAACTGAATAACATATCATAAAACTAGATATAAGTAAAGCATTTTCAATACCATTAATAAACATTTGTTCGATATTAGATTGTTTAACAATAAGTATATTTTCATTATCATACCATGGTTTATAAGGTATTACAAAACAAATATTAGGTTTTTTAACAAAAACCGAATTAAAAAACATTATTCTAATTTAACTTTATATTCGTTAGTATTTTTAATATATACTACATCATCATTTTTTATAGGTGCATCATCTATATACTTACCATCTTCAGTTCTAAGTTTAGTATATTTATCATTGTATAAAGTCCAAGTATCATATTCATTTTTATATAAAACAAGTGTAGGTTTATTTTCAGTAGATTCTAATTTACCGACAATAAACTTTTTCATCATATCTTTCATTAGGGAAGTTTCATCGCCGCGATATTTAATCATATAATACACTTGTTTGATATTGTATTTTTTAATAACAAATAAATAAATAGTAATTCCAACAATTGTTAAAATAACAATTGCAAAAAATATAAGAAATATAATACTCCACGACATTTTATTATATACTATTAAATAAATGGGTGGAGGTCTTCTACAACTAGTAGCATATGGTGCTCAAGATGTCTATCTTACCGGAAATCCTCAGATTACTTTCTTTAAAGTAGTTTATCGTCGTCATACTAATTTTTCAATAGAATCTATACAACAAACTTTTAACGGAAATGCTACCTTAGGTAATCGTGTAACATGTCAAATATCCCGTAATGGTGATCTAGTTCATAAATTATATTTACAAATAAAAGCAGTAGCAGGATCAAGTGCAATATATCTTCAACCTTTCTATGGTTATAGAATGATAAAACATACAGAACTTGAAATAGGAGGACAACGTATTGATAAACAATATGGTGAATGGATGTATATTTGGAATGAACTTACTATGGATCAAGGTAAAAAAGAAGGATATTATGAAATGGTTGGTGGTAATTCTGCAAATAAATCAGTTGAATTAAAAGACGAAATAATAGATTTATATATTCCTCTTGAATTTTGGTTTTGTCGTAATGTTGGTTTAGCATTACCGCTAATAGCTCTTCAATACCATGAAGTTAAAGTTAATATAGAGTTTAATTCAATGGAAAATATCAGAGCAACAAACAAAGATGATGAACTTGCTTCAAATAACAACTGTAACGTTCAAGCTTCACAAGAAGATTTCACATCATTTAGTGCTACATTATGGGCTGATTACATCTTTTTAGACACAGACGAACGTAAAAGGTTTGCTCAATTATCTCACGAATATCTTATAGAACAATTACAATTTACAGGAACAGAAAGTATAACAGGAAATACAGTAAAAGCATCACGTTTAAGTTTTAATCACCCTTGTAAAGAACTTATATGGGCAGTAAGACCTGAACCAACTACAGAGGGTTCTAATATCAACTGGAATAACTTTACAAATGCCGCAGACAATAATACTATTAGTAGTAACCTAATAACAACAGCTAAACTGCAATTAAACGGAAATGATCGTTTTGCTGAAAGGGATGGAAAGTATTTTTCGTTAGTTCAACCTTATCAACATCACAATAATATACCAGTTAATCAAGGTATTAATGTATATTCATTTGCATTAAAACCCGAAGAACATCAACCATCAGGAACATTAAATATGTCGCGGATAGATACAGCACAATTACAAGTTACAAGCAGTAAACCAGGTGAATTATTTGTATATGCTGTAAATTACAATGTTTTACGTATATTAAGTGGAATGGGTGGATTAGCGTATTCTAACTAAAAACATAAAAATAATATTAAAACTTATATAGCAAAATTGAATTCTTGTTCATTGCCATTACATTCTGTTTCAACAACATTAACCCTATAACATTCTCCATCAAAATCGGAATAAAGATTATTGGAAAAAGGTGTAGGTGTTTTAACTATTTTTTCTTTGGTATTATTTGTAATAACAATGTAAATAATTCCAATAATAAATGCTAAAATAAAAGGTATAAATTGAAATTCAAAACTTGTATTAATCTTCATTTAATACTTTTAACTCAAAATAATTTTTATAAGTATAAATATCAAACTCAGGTTTTTTAAAAGGATATGTTTCAAATAAATTAATCCGTTCAATATAATCGTTGGTATCAGAAGATTGTCTTAAATATTCTTCATATTGATCTTCATATTCTTTACGTTTAGATGATATATTTTTAATATATTTATCACGAAGATCAACTAACATATTTAATTCTTCTTGTTTATTGATATTGAAGGCCATACAATGTTTTTTAAATTCAATAGGGGTAGATGTAAATAGTTTATACATTTTTATTCTCTATATTTATAATTTTCTCGAAAGAGCTTTTAAATTGATTATCAATTGATTCAACCCCATTCATTTTTCCTTCATATGTGTGCAAAGGCACGTATTTGATAATTGTTTTTTGTTTTTTAACACTACTAATTTTATTTTCATAATAACCTTGAACTATAACTAATATACCAATAAATACTAATAATAAAATAACATTTTTCATATTTTCTTATTATAGATAAATATTATTTAATCTACATTAGTCATATCAATAGTTTCAACATTATTGAAAGGATCTTTAGAAGATGTAGTATCATCTAGTTTTTCTTCATCATCATTAATATCCATACCAAGCATAACGACATTAAGAACTTTTTTAGAAAAATCAACAGGTTTGATAATTTGATAACCTGAATACAATAAAGCACTATTGATAACAAGATCAAGAAGATCTCTCAATGAATTATATTCTTCACTATCATTAATATTCTTAATTTTCTTAATAATAGGATGTAGAGGATTAATTTCCAATACTCTTTTGTTTAACATAGCATTATCAGTTTGTCCTAATGTTTGCGATTTAATTATCTTTTCCATATTAGCCGAAAACCCATTTTCGGGTGAAGATACTATACAAGGTAATTCAGATACTTTATTAGTAATTTTAACTTCGCTAAAGTTGGTATAAAGACGTTTAATATAATCACAAAGTGATTTAAATTCTTCTTTCTGTTTTTTAATAAGTTCTTTATCAGCATCAGTTGTATTAGGTAATTCAATATCACCTTTGGTAATACAGGTTAAAGTGCATTCTTTGTATTGCATAAGTCGCTGACACATATATTCATCAACAGGATCAGTCATAAATAGAACATCTAAACCATTTTTCTTGAAACGATCTAAGAATGGAGATGTTTTAAGTATATCCATATTATCTCCTGCAATGTAATAAATATGTTTTTGATTTTCATTCATAGATGTAATATAATCGTCAAATGTGATCATTTTATCAGGTGAATTAGAAGAATAAAACATTAAAAGATCCGATATTCTTTCACGATCACCACCTTCTTCATAAACTCCAAGTTTAATATTTTTTTGATAAGTATTATAAATTTTAAGATAATTATCCATATTATTCATAGAAGATTTTAACATATCAATGCTTTTCTTAACAACTGCTTTTTTAATAACTTTAATAACCTTATTCTCTTGTAATATTTCACGTGATACATTGAGAGGTAGATCATCAGTATCAACAACACCTGAAATAAAATGAAGCCATTCCGGGCATAAAACTGCACTATTATCAGTGACAAACACTTTACGGACATATAACTTAATATTATTCTGTTTTACACCTCTTTCAAATATATTATTTTTAATTTTTTTAGGTAAATATAGAATTCCTTTATACTCTATTTGTCCTTCACCACTAATGTGTTTATAAGTATAAGGATTTTCATTATCATATGTTAAAGATTTATAAAAAGCTACATATTCATCTTCAGTTATTTCATTACTAGATCTAATCCAAATAGGTTTATTTTCATTTATTAATTGAAAATCTTTAATAGTTTCAATTATTTTCTTCATTTTTTTAGGTTTTTCTTCAACATCTTCAATAGTAACATTTTCTAAATTAGAAGAATCAACATTTGAAGATCCATCTGTAACTGTTACATCTTCTTCTAATAAAGCTTCTTCATCTTCAACTTCTTTAGTTTCCTCACGTTTAATGAAGATTTTTATAGGATAATTAATATATTGAGAATGTTCTTTTACAATAGATTTTAATTTATTAACATCAGTGTATTTATCTACTGCATCGTCTGTTAATGAACATTTAATAATTGTACCTTGTGTAAGATTATAATCAGGATGAATATGATCTTTAATATTATTTTCAGAAAGTGTTTCAATAACATATTGTCCACCTGCATCAGATGTCCATTTAAAATATCCTGAATCAGTTTTTTTAGTAATAATAGAAACTTCTTTAGCTACTAAAAAAGAAGAATAAAATCCAACACCAAATTGTCCAATTAAGTTGCTATCTTTAACTTTTTCCATAAATGCTTTAGTTCCTGAATTAGCGATTGTTCCAATATTTTTAATAAGTTCTTCTTTAGTCATACCTTCTCCTGTATCAATAATACTAAGTGTTTTATTTTCTTTATCTGGTATGAGTGTAATACAATTTTCTACTTTATTTTCAGGTTTGTTAATAATACAAAAGTGATTATATTTATCAATACTATCACTGGCATTTGAAATAAGTTCTCTTAAGAATATATCTTTATTGGAATAAAAATTATTTATAATAAGTTTAAGTAGAGCTGAAATATCAGTATCAAATGAAAAAGTTTCAGTCATTTTAGTTATAATTAATTGTTTAAATTAAGTTTTTATATAGTTTACATCGTTGAAACTTTAAAACGCCTATTTTTCAAATAAAAAAACTTATAACAGATATAAACTTTATAATAATTACTTTGTGTATCTTAATAAATATTCTTCTCTTTGTAAAGAACTTAAATTAATTGAATTTAAAATAATTTAATTACATTTTTCTAAAAATCTTTTACGATTTATATAATTCCGTGTATCTTCTCCTCCGCGTATCCATTGTGGTACTATATGATCAACATTTTGTATTTCAGCTACACAATTTAACATTGGAATAGGATGATAAGTTTGTTTTTCCATTATTTTTTCATTACATTTATCATAAATATGCGAACTATTCGAACCAGATAAAACATCTAATTCAGTACTAGGATCACCTACTCCTGGACGTAAATTTGGACAAGCTTGAAACATTCTATGAAATAACTGTATATTACATTTATCTCGTGTTTGTTTAGATTTATCATTTCTTAATTGACTTTCATGATCTATTAGGCAACTATCCGGATGATTAGCTACATTTGGATGTGGTGCAGGTCGTAAATTGATATGATCAACATAATATGTAGGCATTCTTACATTAGGATCTTTACATTCAACAAAGTTAGTATTATAGTGCATATACTGATCTATATTTTGATTTTTAATATCTTTTGATTCCATCCAACACGTATCATTATAAATGTCACAATTTTTATTATACATTATTTTATTATGAAGTAGAAAATAATATATTCATATATATAAATATTTATTATGAATAATTTATTAACTAAAATTAATAAAGATATACTTAATATTGGTAAAGATATTGTTGAACCATTTGAAAAAATTATAGATACTACAATATATGGACATATTATTTATTTAATAGATATTCAACTCTTACTAATATTTAATTTTTGTAAACAGAATGTGAAATGTAATTCAAATTATATTGAAAGGATTGTTTCTATATTGCAAGATGAAGAAATTATAACAGGTGGATTAATGCCAAAAGTAATTAAAAAATTAAAAAATAAAGTAAATAAATTTTTAAAAGGTAAAAAACCAGTTAATACTAAAATTGCTAGTATAAAACCTAAAATAGAATCAAAAGCAGTAACTAGTATAAAACCTAAAATAGAATCAAAAGCAGTAACTAGTATAAAACCTAAAATAGAATCAAAAGCAGTAACTAGTATAAAAATAGAATCTCAACCTACAAATTTAGAATTTCAATTTTCAAATTCTTCAAAACTAATAATTAATAATTTTATTGATAGTTTAATTACTGTACTTATTAAAATATTGAATTCTAAATCTGCAGCACATTATGTGCTTGTTGGATTAAATAAAAAAACAGATATAAATGTTTTAAAAAACATAAAAACTATCGAAGATATTGAAAATAAAATATCAAATATATGTGATTTTTTATTTACATTTAAGAATAAATGTTTTAAGAATACTTTATGTAAAAACAAAGCTCCAGATTTTTTAAAGCAAGTTAAAATTCAAGAGAAAATTAATATATTATGTTCAAAAACAATACCTGTTTTACCTACAATAAATGAATCAAATTCAAAATTAAAATTGCTTGCAGAAATTACAGATATTTATTTAACAAATAGTAAAAAGCATAATAAAGAATTGAATGAAAATTATACAGATTTAATTTTAATATTAAATTTAAAGCAATCAATATTAGGCACAGTTAATAATAATTTAAGTGAAATTAATAATAAATCTAAAGAAATTAATAATAAATCTAAAGAAATTAATAATAAATCTGATGATGTTACTGAATTTAACAAAATTAATAGTAATAACTCATCAAAATTTGATTTTAATATAATAATTTATACAATTTTAGATGCTTTAAATAATATAAAGAGTACATCAAATTATCATTTAAATCAAATAAAAAATAAATTATATAGTGGAAATAAAGTATTAATACATAAAAAAATTGGAAAGATATCCCAAGAAATAAATAATATTAATGATTGGTTATGTGTAATATGTATATTATTACATAATATACCTAACATAGAAACAAAAATATCAGATGGATTATTATCAGATTATTTAAATATTTTAACAATACAAAAAGCTTTAAAGAAATATTATAAAAAATTAGATTTAGTAAATATAATAAAAAAAAATGAAATAAAAAAAACAGTACCAAAACCGCATAAATATTATGGTGGAAGTATGAATAATGAGAATATATATATATTAATAAATATATTATTCAATCCACCTAAAATAACACAATATAAATAATATTTTATGTAACAGGTGCTTTAGAAAATTGACCAACATATCTTAAATCATCTCTATCTAAATTAATATTTTTGATACATCTAGAACTATTACCTTGTTTACAAGATTTTTTATTATCATTTGTATTATATAACCATTGTACAAGACTATCACGATCATTAGGAATAGTTTTCCCAGGAATAGTATAAAATTGTCTAACAGATAAGCCTCTTTCATAAAAATCATTAACATCTCTAAATGTATTTGTATAAAAATTTTTATTTAAAATCGCATTATTAATATCACAAGGTTTTGTATATTCAGTATCTAAAATATTTGGATTCATAAACGGATTGTTAATTGAAGGCATACTACATTTTGAGTTAAAATTTTCAAAATTATAAATATATTTATGTTGATAAATTGCAAAAGTAATAATAGCAACAATAATAGCTAAAGCTAAATAAGATAATTCAAAATTATTAATTAAAACTAAAATAATACTTAATATAACACTACTTAAAAATATAAAGTTTAATTTATCAATAAATGTAAGTTTATCAGGTATTTCTTGAAATAATACAGTTGGATCATTTAGCCAAAAAATACTCATTCTTTATTTTTACTATCTAATTTCTTTTTTAATTTTGCTTTTTTATCCATTTTACGTTGAACTGAACGAGATGAAGGCATATTAGCACCACCCATCATTCCAGACATCATTTTCATAATGTTTCCAATATCCGGACCATCTCCTCCTCCTCCTCCGCCATTCATACCAGGTAATTTACCTGCCATACTAAGAGCATCTTTTAATAACGCATCTTGTTTAAGTTCTCCACTTTTTAATTTAGTTGCCATTTTTTGACTAACATCTGAAATTAAATTACCAATTCCGTTATCAGGATCAGATAATGCCCCTAATATATCACCTTCTGTATTTATAGATTTTTTAACCTTTTCTATATCTACATCTTCCATTATTTCTTTTGCTAATTTACCGATACTAGTATCTTCAATATCTTCCATAGTAAATCCAGTTTTATTTTCGATAGCAAGTTCTCCAATACGATTAACAATTTTACGATATTTTTCTGGAATCAGATCATCTTCAATAGTGTTAGAACCTTTAAGTTTTTCCATAATATTCTTAATATTGTCTTCAGTTAGATCTGTATTTTTAAATAAATGAAATATTAATAAGAATTGATGTAATACTGTAGTTTTTTTAAAAACTAGTTTAATATTTTTAATTGAAATATTGTTAAGAATGTTAAGAGTTTCGTTGTCTTCAAACCATTTATGAAGTTCTTCTTTATTACATTCAACTAAAGGATTACTAATAAAATCAGTAAAAACCGTTGAATATGCTTCAAGATAATCTTTAGATTTATTATCAAAAGTACTATAAAATGCGTGTATTTTGTTTAAAATATCTCTTGCAACCGCTTTTTTTTCTTTTAGTGGTTTCGCATTTTTCTTAACAGTTTTAATAAATGTTAGGAAATATTGGTTAAATACATAGATAGTCATTTTACTTAATATATTTATTGAATATCTTTATATCTAAACTATTTTTTTAATGAAGTGCGGATTCACGCATTTTTTGTATTTCAGCTAAACTAGGTAATTGTTTATGATTTTTTTCAGTATCAGTATTACCAATCGGTTTAATATCTGATTGTATTACATTTGTTTGCATATCTAAATTTTCCCAAATAGTAACAGGTCCTGTTAGATATTTATCATTATCATCAATATTTTCATAACTTTGAGAAATAAATGAATCAATACCAGATGGTTCAGATGAATCTAAAACACTTGTAGATTGCGTGTTTGTTGTAGTTACATTATTAGGTTTTAATAAAACCCCTTTTCCTGGTAATAATAAATGATCAAATACTTCTTTACCAAATATAATTTTATTAATATCTGGTAATAACATAGCAGGAACGTGTGTGATCCTTGCATCAAATATAATTTGATTTGATTTTAAATAATCAATAGATATAAGCTTAATTTGTTTTTGTTTATCTAGTGATTTCAATGTTTCTATTAACATAGTACAATGACTACATTTATCGCTATAAAATAAGAACATTTTTAATAATATTAATAGGAATACAGTTTTATATAAAAATGATTTATTTATATCATTAAAATAAATGTTTAGTTATAATGAAAAATTAAATAGAATTTCTTTTGAAACTAAAGGAATTGATTTACCAATATTAAACGGTATTAGACGTGTATTATTAATGGATATTCCAATTTTAGGATTTATAGGAAATGGTCTTGATAGCACTGTAAATATTATAGAAAATACTACAGTTTTAAACAATGAAATTATATCAAATCGTATAGGATTAATACCATTGGATGTAAGCGAAGAATATAACGATAAATATATTTTTGGTGAAAATAAATTAGAAATAGAATTAAAAGTTAATTGCACTGAAAATATAAAATTAATTACTACTCAACATCTTACTGTTACTATTGATGATAAAATATTTAAAAATTTCTTTAAAGAACCATATATTACTATTACAAAATTACGTAAAAACGAATCTTTACACTTAAAAGCTGAAGCTGTTAAAGAAACTGGAAGAAAGAATGCTTCTTTTAATATAATATCAGCTGCAACAGTATATAATAAACCAAAAGAAGCTTTTACAAATACTAAAAGTATTATAGAACAAGAGCGTAATTATAAAGAAGGTGAATATGTATTTGAATTTGAAATTATTAATAATACTATATCACATAAATATATGTTATTAAAAGCAACTGATATTTTAATTAATAAATTAACTGTATTGATTGAGAAATCTACAATTGATCAATTTGAAAACAATGAAGAAACTTATGATTTCAGTATTCCAGATGAAAATGATACAATTGGAAATATAATACAATCTTATGTATTTGATAATTATGTTATATCTCAAAAGAAAACAGGTGAAAATCGTATTTGCACTTATATAGGTTATATAGTAAAACATCCATTAGATAAAGTTTTAACAATAAGAGTGACATTAAAGGATGGTAAAAACAAAGAAGAATATATAAATTTTTTGAAATTAGTGTGTGATGAAATAATTGAAATAAAATTAAATCAAATAAAAAAAACTTTTTTAAAACAATAGAATAAAATATGGAAGAAGAATTACCAGAAATTTTAATTAAATATATACCAAACTTGGAAAAAGCTATAAATATATTTTCAAAAGAAGCGTTGTATTATTATTTTAACGAATTTTTTGATAATGAATCCAAATCACAAGACATTGTAGATGATTATGTAGATGATTATTTGTTAAATAAACCAAAAGGATTAGAGAATATATATAGATTAAATGATGATATTGAATATCAAGAAAAAGTAAATGAAAATTACATGAAAATGTATAAAAATAATTTTAAAAATAAAGAAGAATTATTAAAATCATTATTTAATAATCCATTTAACTTTGAAGCAAGTTTTATTGATAATTTTATTAATGTTATTCACACTGATCATCGATTAAAAATAGGAACTATAATACCACTTTATGTAAGAGAAGAAAAACCTTTACAATTATATAAAACATCATTAAATGAAAGTTTATATTCTAAATTACACCAAATACCTGAAGAAATAAATAATATATCTTTAAATTTTGAAGATAATGATTTTGATTATGTAGATGATATGATGAGGCGTTATGGTAAAAATATTGAAAATATGACAGACGAAGAATATAATAACATACCGAAACTTACGGATAAAAAAGTAAAAGTTGTAAAAAGTGAAATATTAGCAGTAGATGATATAGTATTTTGGGATGATGACATAAATACCGTAATAGAATTATTGAATAATGTAGAAAATTATGAAGAAGATGAGATAATTAAAATATTAAATAATTTATCTGAAAAAAAACTTGATTTACCACAGCAAACTAATATGTTTAATAATATAATAGATTTGTATAATAGTATATCAGATAATAATATAGATATTGATGATGTATATATAAATGCAAATAATTATTTAAAACAAATAGAAATTGATAGATTATTAAACATATTTATAGCATTAAAACAAAATAAAGATGCTGAAATAATAAAAATAAAAACTATATGTAATACGATAGATAAAGTATTTAAAAATGAATATAAGTTTTCACAAGAGCTTATAGAAATAATTGATAATGAAGATGAAAGTAACGTTAATGATAATTATATTGAATATGCTAATGTATTAATACCTAATATTGAAACGAAACAAATACAAGATGATGATAATAATTTATTTGAAAAAATATTTAAAAAAGAATTAGGTGAAGGTTTAAATATAGATTTAGATCACATGTTAAAATACATGAAAAACTTTAAAGAAACTGAAAAACTAGCAAGTTGTTTATTTTATTTATATGTAACACTACAAACTAATTTTTATACTAATAATTATAATGATTTTGATTTAAATAAAGAATGTATTGATATATTTTATGAATTTGCAGAACCAATTAAGATCATAGAAAACAAAGTTATTTTTACAAAAACAAAATCAATATACATGTATATAATATGTTGTTTTAAAAATATATCAAATAATGAATATTTTACATCAGATAAAGATATAGAAAAACAATTATCAAAATTAATAATTAACAATCCAAGTTGTAAAGATAAATTAGATGAATTAAAAGCATTATACGATGAAATTAAAACTACTATAGTAGAAACAGATATTAAGTTTTATACTAATTTAGTAGCACAATTAATAAATGCTAAAGATGATGTAAAATATATAAACTTTGTTAATGCTTTAAAATATATTGTTCCAAAACGATTAAAAAAAATAAATACTTTTATATCTGGTTGTTGTCCTCAGTTATTAAATCAAGAATATGAAGCGTATAAAGATATAACTCAAAAAGATGATGAATGGTTTAAAGCTATTCAAGAATATCGTAATAATAATACAATTTCTTATGATAATGAATGGGATGTTAAAAATTACTTACCGGAAGAAGTCGAAATAAATGAAATAAAAACTTTTGAAAATGTAATGAATGATGAAGATGATAATATTGACAATTATAATATAAAAATAGATGATGATGAAATAAATCAATATTTAAGCAATCAAAGTTTGTTGAATACTTATGTAGAAACTAATGTTACTTTATTTATGGCAAATGTATCAACAAAAACAGAAATATTTTTTTTAAAAAATTATATTCTAGAAAAATGTAAAATTGTGCAGAATTTAAAGCATTTATTATTAGCAGGATGTTTAAAAGATTCTACATATTATTATGATCAAATTGCAATATTAGAAAATAGTTGTTGTAATGATTATAATTTTAAAATAAAACGAAGTAATATGTATGTTTATTTAGCAGCAAAATATCTAACAAATTTTAATTCAGCAAAAAATAATGAAATATATGAAAAAATTAAAGCTTTAAGTTCAAAGGTTGTTTTATCACGCGAAGAATATAATAAATCTATAAGTAATTATCGTGAAAAATTGAAAGTTGAAGCAATAAATATATTAGAAAATTTAACTAGTGAAGATAAAGAAGTAGCTATTATGTTAAAGAAGACTGGTATAATAAGTAAATATGATGATTATGATACTAATAATGATGATACAAATAATGATCCAGTATTCATTTATAAAGGTGATGATGATAATGATAAACCATTAAATAACTAATTTTTCAATAGGTTCAAAAGAAACATAATCATCTGAAGTTTCTTTAGGAACAATAGGATGAAGACCTATTTTATCTTCACCAACAATACCTTTAATATTAATATCAATAACTCTTTCTCTTGTATGATTTACATAAACTAGGAAATTAATATGTTTTCCGTTTAATTTATAATTACGATACAAGATCATATCAATCTCAAGTAAATACTCTTGTTTTTCTTCATCTTTTTTATATTTAATTAAAAGATCGTGAACTATTTGTATATCAGGTGTAGTTTCCGCAATTTTATTAGTAATAAATTGATAAGCTTTATTGTAAATAGCTGTAATAGTAGAATCAATTTCAGTTTGCCATTCTGTATTTCTTAGAATAATGTATTTTTCAGGTGACGAAGTGTTAAATATATCAACTAATAATTCTAAATATTTTTCATTAGAAAACTCATAATAATAAGAATTTTCATTGGTATTAATATCAATATTAATACTATCAATAAGATGACGATCTTTTAAAGCATCTGTTTTATTTGCAGTAGTTATTTTACTATTATAAGGTAAAACAGCAAAATACTCAAAGCAATTTTTCATAGTCATACAATAAATAGTAATAAGCACTAAAATTATAACAATTTTTATTATAGTTTCCATAATTTTATTTTAATGTAATGTAATTATTTATGCAAATATATAATCACTATCATCATTACAGTTTTCTATATTATGACAGAAAGGTTTATTAATAATACCTGAATCATCATATTTTGTATAACTTAATCTTCTAACACCTATAGGTAATTCACAATATTGATTTATACATTTTCCTCTATCTGTTTGATATTGTTTATTTTTATTATAAAAAGGGCAATCTTCATTTTTTTCACAGGGCTTATCCCAAATTGTTTCAGTTTTCTTAATATTACCAAAAGGGTCATATTTCATATTACATAATTGTTTATTAATATTTGTTTTATCACCATAACAATGATATTTAGGATCTTCTATTTCAGGATCTCTTTTTAATCTAGTAATAAAATTTTCAGTAGTATTAATGTATGGTGTTGTAGTATTTTTAATAGTTATTTTTGTATTAAAATTCCAAAAGTTTTTAATATTAATTTCTTCTTCTTTAATATTTTTCATAAATATTTTGATTCTATCAATATCAATACTATCAAATGGATAAATAAATAAATCAAAATCAGATATTACTTTAAATACATCACTATTTTTAGAAACTGATACAATACCAAAATCAACACTATCAAATAAAGGAACTTTAGGATTTAATTTAATAAGTTTAAATGTTTTTATACGATAAGATTTACTAATAGCAGTAATAAATTCTTTATCAATATCTGAAATGTATCCTATTTTTCTTTCGTGAATATTATGTGTGCAATATAAATTAGGTGATTTAGAGATATAAAAGAAATACTTTTTATCATTAAGGTATTCAATAAGTTTATATTTATAATAAAATAGACAATATAAAATAATAATAATAAATAGGATAATAAATAAGTTTATCATTTGTTTATAATAAAATAAAAATGTTAATTGAATAAATAAAATGCTAAGAATTTTGATTACTATATTAATTTATATAATTATTTTAAGTATATTATATTTGTTTGAACCTTCTTTAATGTTTGAAGATACAGGAAAATTAAAAACAATAGGATATATTGATGAAAATCGATCTTTATTTTCTATATATTTATTAACACCTATATTAATATTATTTATATATATTATTACATTGGTTATATGGCGAAATTAATATTTATTACAATAGATTTTGATGAAACAACATTAGATCAGTATGAAATATTATATGTCGAACATTTTAGTGAATTAAATGAAAAACTTATAATGGCAACAAGAATTTCAGTACTTGAATGTATATATAATTCAAATATAAAAAAAATACTAATGATAAATGACAATGTAATAAATGCAAAAGGTTTTTGGTCTTGTATTGAAGACATAATACAAGATATTATTATATATATTAAAGTAAATTGTGTTGAAGATATACCTTCTAATTTACTTAACCAATCTACAATATTGGTTGAAGAATCTATAATACAATTAAAGCGTAAAATAAATCGTAAGGTCATACATAAATATCGTGAGTTTATGCTAGATTTAAATTATATAGAAGCTTTTGTTAAAATAGATAATACAATATTAGAAAAGCTGAAAAGAAAATATCTATTATGATATAATAAAGGTATATAGCTATGGCGGATAAAGAAGCATCTCAAAATAAAGATCAAAATAAAGAAGTAAATCAAGAAGTAAATCAAGAATCAACAGCAGATAAAGCAGTAAATGTAGCTGCAGGAATAACTAACAATGCGGTTGAAGGTGTAAAAAATTTTGCATCTGATACAGCATCTAAAGTGACTGTAGAAACAAATGCAGCTATTGAAAAAGCAACAGAAATGTTAAGTAATCCAAGTGTATTATATGGTCTTATAGCTGTAATTGTAATTGCTGTAATATGTGTTGCTGTTGTATATTATTTTATTGCAAATGCTGTATTTAATAAAAAATCAATTATAATTGAGAAAACTAAGTTTCCTATAAAAGGTAATGTTAAAAGTGTTATTATGATTGAAAACTTTCCTTCAAGTGGTAATGGTCTTAGAAGAACTTACACATTTTGGGTATATGTAAATGATGTTAATAATGCAAATAATAAAGCTAAACATATATTTTCAATTGGTAATGATAGTCAATTAATAACAGATAAATCACCAGTAGTTGTTTTAAAGAATTCAAAATTATATATACATTTCCCGAATGGTACTACTGGTACAAAAATACCTGGAAATAATGATGAAATTGGAAATGAAAATAAAACAGACAATACAGTATCATTTGATTATTTACCAATGCAACGATGGGTTCATATAGCAGTGGTAATATCAGATGATTATCAAGGTTCAACAGTAAATTTATATATGGATGCACAATTAGCTTCATCTGCAACTCATATGGATAATGATAAATCATTAAAAGACTTAAAATTAGATAAAACAGGAAGTATAATAGTGGGTGGTGATAATAGTACTACTTATGGTTTTAACGGATTATTAAGTAAAGTGGGTATTCATAACTATGATCTAAACAGTCGTGATATATATAATATTTATAGTGAAGGACCTATTGATGGTCTTTTTGCTTCTTTAGGATATGGAGTAAGAGCCCCAATTTATAAGTTAGCAGATTAATATATTTTTTATCTATTTCTTAAATTAAAATGATATATGTATTAATTCAAATAATAATGGCAATTATTTTAATTGTTTTAATGGGTGTATTAGCTTATGGTATATATAATAAAAATGCAAGAGAAATATTACTTGATATACTGACACCAACAACTATTAGAAAGAAAACTAAAATAATTGATGGTGTATTTGAATATAAAAGTATTAAAGCAACTTTTAATACACGAGATAAGAGTAGAGGAAATTATGTAGATTTAAGTCCTTCAATAAATCAAAAAGGTGGTTCAGTTTATAGTTATAATTTTTGGTTATATTTTCCGGAAACTGTTTCTAGTGTTAATGCTGATCAAACATTAGTATTATTTAACAAAGGAAGTAATCAGTTAGTTAAGTATAGTAGCACTTATAGATGTGATACAAATGGTAGTGCTGAGAAAGGTTGGTTTTTAGTAAAAAATCCATTAGTTCGTTTGGATACCAAATCATCTAAAATAGATGCAATAATAGTAGAGTTTAATAGTATTGAATCTCCAGATGTATTTCACTCAGGTGCAAATACAGGAGATAAAATATGTAGCAGTGATATGATAACCAAAGATAATAATTTAATTGGTATTAAAGAATTATCAACAAGAAAAGATTTACGAGATCAATGGAATATGATAACTGTAATAGTAAGTGAGACATCACCTGATGACAATATTTTCGTAAGTTCAAATCAAGCAGTTGTAAAGTTATATTTAAATGGTTATGCTTATTTAGATAAAGATGGAGAACTAGCAAATAAATCAACAGCAATGAGAGTTAATAATAGTGATCTACATATTGGTACTGACAACTATTCAACTGATAATGGGGTTTTACCTGCTGTTAATAATAACACAAGTACAGGTATAGGAATATCAGATCTAACATATTTTAATTATGTGTTAGAAGATACTGAAATCATTAGTTTATTTAAAGAAGGTTGTAATAAATCTACAGCATTGATACCAACAATATCAACATTTGATAATGGTCCAGAAAAGAGTGAAGCTTCTTTAGAAATAAAATCAAATTTACATCCAAAATCTCTTTAGAAAAATATTTAATTTTTTTTTTATAATAATTATTTTAGTTTAAAGGTGTAAAAGATATAATAAATAAATAATGCCAGTGGCACCATTAATTCAATTAGTATCAATAGGGCAAGTAGATCAATATTTGTCATTAACACCTCAATTAAGCTATTTTAAATATGTATATAAACGTCATACTCGTTTTGCTTTAGATAATTTAAAATTAAGTTTTGATAGTACAACAGTTCCTACATTGGGTAAAGAGAATAAATGTAGAAAAAAGATTGAACGACATGGTGATCTATTAAGTAATCTAACATTAGTTATAAGAATACCAGAAATAAATATACCAGAAAATACAGATTATAGATTTAGATGGGTAGATAATTATGCAACCTTACTAATTAAAAAAGCAGAATTATTTGTAGGAAGTCAAGGAGTAGCTATAAATACATTGTATGGTGAATGGATGGTAATATGGAATGAACTTACAATGCCACCAGATAAGAAACATAAATATGATATTATAACTGAAAATGTAGCAAGTTCTTTAAATCCCCGAGCATCAAATAAACAAATAAAGATAACAAAAAATAATAAAATAGAATATGAATATTATCCTAAAAATCCTGCAATAAACTCAAAACGTATTGGTATCCCGTTACCTTTTTATTTTTCTAAAAATCCAGCATTAGCAATTCCTCTATGTGCTCTTCAAACAAGTGAAGTAATATTAGATATTGAGTTTGAGGACGTAGAAAAACTATATCAAGTTTATGATAAAAACTACGATAATGGAATAGATGATAACGGAAAAAATAAAGCAAAGGGAGCATACGTAAGTCCATCAAAACATCCTGATGCAATATCAATAAAAACATTTGTAAGACCAGAACAATTAGATCTAGATGCGCATATAGAAGCACAATATGTATATTTAAATGAAACTGAAAGAAAACTAATAACAGTAAATCGTCGTAATAATGTATTTTTAGTAGAAAATGTTCAAAAACGCGAAAAAAAAACAACAAGTATAAAAACAACAATAGATTTGGATCTAAATACACCTATAAAAGAGATAATTTGGGTATTAAAAGATACATATAATAAAACTAATTTTAATTTACAAACCACGTATATATATGATAATAAAGAGATATTGAAAAATGCTAAAATATTATGGAATCGTTCAAATGAACGTGTAGAAGAGAAGGATGCAGTATTTTTTAATAAAATTCAACCGTATATACATCATAATAATATTCCAAAAGAGGGTATATATTGTTATTCGTTTGCTTTAAATCCTGAAAAATGGCAACCAACGGGTTATTATAATCCAGGTGGTAAATTTCCAATAAATACATCATTAGTGTTTGAGATAAACGAAGAGGTAAAGAATCGTGAGTTTGATATAAATGTGTATATATTACAATATAATATATTTGAAATAATAGGTGGTATGGGAGGTTTTAAGTTTAGTTAATTATATATTTTTAAAAGATAAAGATGGAAGTATTTACCTTAATAATTTTTATTGCAATTATATATTTATTATATATATTAATAAATACAATATCATCATTACGAAGTGAAGTATATGAAATGAAAGATAAATGTATAAAAAATGTATATAATAATGATGAAGAAAAATTACAAATTACAGAAACATTAGATATTAAAAAAGATATAGCAGATAAATATAATTTTTTTACAAATATATTTAAAAAAATGATATAAGCATTTATTTTTATAATAGCATAACATAATGCCAAGAAAAAAGATTATAAAAGAAGAATCAACCAAAAAGAATATAGATGAAATATTAGGTAATACTGAATTAAATGAAAATACTATTATAAAACTACCATTAACCGATAGTTATCTAAGAGATGATAATGATAAAATAGATGAACCAATCGGATATGATAATGGTAATTTAGAGAGTTTTTCAGAACTAACACCACAAGAACAATCAAAAAAATCATTGTGTTTGTGGTGTAGACACAATGTAAATCATTTTGTATGTGGTATGCCTATACAATATGATTCATTAACGAATCATTATACATTGTATGGTAATTTTTGTTCTTTTGAATGTACATCAGCATATAATTTTTCAAAGAATACACGTAGTGATCGTGTATGGGATATAAATAATATGATAAATATGATGGCAAAATCATATGGTTATGAAACACCAATAAATCCAGCTCCAAGTTATGAATTATTGGATATATTCATGGGAACAATGGATATAAAAGAATTTAGATGTGTTCATAAGAAAACTGATAAGTTTTATGCGATAAATATACCACCACATTCTTATGTTCCATCTGTAGCTGAAATATTAAATACATCATATATCAATAATAAAAATAATAAAAATAATAAAAATATTATAGAAAAAATGATATAAACTGAAAATTATTATTAAAGTAATGGAATTACATTTCACAAAATACCGTATATCAACTATAACTAGTAATGCTAAATTGTTGATTAAAGATAATGAAGAACGTTTAGATATTAATCTAATTGAATTATTTAATAATATTACAATTAATAGTGATGATAAATCAGAAAATTATATTTATACATCTAGATTTGAAACTAAAAATAGCACAACTAAAATTGTAAGAGGTAATTATATAAAAAAAAAAAGAACTATACAACATAAACGAACATTTGATAATCAAATATCTTTTGTATATAAGTTTGTTGATAATTATTATGTAAATGTTAAAGTATTTCAAAATGGTAGCTTACATATAACAGGTAGTAGGACTGTTGAAGATATTAAAATACCATTAGAAAAGCTTGTAAAAGAAATTAAAGAAAATAATATCAAAGTATTGGATAATATTGATAATTTAGAATATGGAAATATTCAAATATTAATGATTAATACAGATTTTAAGATATTTAAAGATATTGAACATAAATCAAACTTTGCAATTAAACGAAGAACATTACATACAATATTGATAAATGATTATAATATGATAGCAAGATTTGATCCATCAACATACCCAGGAGTTAAAATTGAATATTGGTGGAATAATTTAAATAATATTAGAGATGCTTCAACTCATTATGATATAAGAAATGTTAAATCAAAAACTAATGTTAAAGACGGCATAAAGAAAATAACAATAGCAGTATTTGAAAGTGGAAGTATATTGATAACAGGAGCAATTACTATAGATCAAGTTGATGAAACATATAAGTTTATATGTGATATAATTGAAAAAAATAAAGAACAGATATATTTTAACATTTAGATTCTTCTTCGGTATTATTGCCTAATCTAGTATAAGCAGGATTATGTGTTTTAGCATAAAACTGTTTCATATATTCAGAAGATGTTGGAGATATATGTGGTGGTGCCCAATCTTCTGCAATATTGGCAGCATATAAACCTAATCCAGGATCAGGTGATTTTAACTTAATATTATTTAAAGCATTCTTATTACAATCTAAAAAACTGAATTGAAGTGCAGACATTTTTATTATTCTAATATAAAATAAAATGTCTTCTGTAAAGTCTGTAGATGGTTTAAGCAACGAAGATATAATAAGAACAGTTAAAGAAATAAGATCAAGAAAAGATAAAATAAAAGAAGATGAATATTTATATTTTAAAAGTCGTTATGAACATTTATACAAAATGATTACTGATAAGGATATGGATTTTGATGAAGAAGCATTTTGTACAATGTTAAATCAAAGGAGTAAAGTGTTATCAGGAGAGAAAGATATAAAAACCGGTTCAGAGGAAATAAGCACTAAATTTTTTAATAAATATCATCCGGATCTTAAATAATCTCATATAAAGCTATAATGATTTTATGAAGACAATGATGAGTCTTAATAATATTATAAATAAAACAAAGGAACTTAAACAACCAAATATTTCTTGGAATAATACTTTATTACAAGTATTACGTGAGAATCATTATTGGCCAGCAATTCAAACAAAAAGATTTTATTCAAATAATAATCTAATATTATTACATAATACTTATAAAAGAAAAGATGTTGAATCATATATTGATTTATATAATGAATGTCGCAGTGTAATTTTAGATTTCTCTTCACCAAATGTAATACTCTTTAAAGCATCTATTACTCCTGAAACTTTAAAATATGAAGATGTTATTGATAAATACGATGATAACCTAGAATGTAATATAGCATATGATTCAACTTTGGTTTATGCATATTATTGTAATAATTGGATATTTAGCACAAATACTTGTACAAATATAGATTATTCAAAGTTTAACCATCCTACAAAAAAATATGGTGAAATGTTTAATGAAGCATTACCTGTTAGTAGAGAAGAATTAATACAAAATTTGGATAAAAACATTGTATATACATTTGGTATTATACATTATGAAAATAAAAAATATATAGATTATACAAATGAATTTGGTGAGAATTATAAAAAAATAATTTTATTAGATACAAAAGAAAAATATACAGAAATAAATTTGGATATAACATTAGATTTTGGAATATTAAATCCTAAAAAAATAACTTTAAAAGAAGGTATTCAATTGAATAATATTTATGGATTAATATTTGAATATAATAATAAAAGGTATAAAATAACACCTAATAATATAATTTTTCAAGAAGAAACAGATTTTGGTTATCCAAATGTATGGCGTAATATGATATGGATATATCAAAAAAATATGGAAGATTTTCATATATCTGATTATATTAAGACCTATAACAAAGAAATAGAATATCCATTAGATAATAATGGTGAAAAATTAGATCCTACATATTTGATACATACAACAATGATTTCAATGAGGGATATATTATATAATTTATATACAACTACTACTGTTTATTTTAAACAATATAATAGATTTAAAATGTCAAAAGATATTGATAGTAAATTACCACCAATTTTACAATATCATTTGGCACAATTAAGAAGACAGCAAGTAACTATATATGTTGAAGATACGATAACTGATAAAGAAATATTTTATTATTTATGTTATAGTAATCCTATGAAAAATATAATAGCATTGATTAATTTTTTTGCTACAAACTCTGGTTATGATATATCTCCAAGATCCTCGCAATGTATAACAGTATTAAATAATTTATTGATCTAGGTTTTTTCAAAAATACACCATCTATTTAAAAAACTAAATCGTTGTAAATTTTTATCTTTTTTAAGATTATAAATTGTAGTTTTTTCTCTTATTTGCGAATTTGTTAGCCCTGTTTTAGAGTCTTCAAGCTCCTCAAATAAAGCGTATCTATCATTAAAAGTTTCCTCAAATGTTTGTGTTTTAATCAATTTTATTCCATACCTTGATAATTTAACTATTAATATATTTAAATCAACAAGATTTTCTGAAATAAGTCTTCCTGTATTTTCAATAAATACATCAATTTTTTGATTATATTTATCTGTTTGATTTGGGTTATAATTACCTATAATAGCCCAAACCGTAGCATTAGATACAGGATCTTTACCTACCGCTTTGCCTTCTGGTTCTAATATTTTTTTTACTAAATTTTTATCCATAAAGGTTAAAATAAACTTACCGTTTTGAGCAATATTTTCACCAACATTCTGAATAAATCCATTTAACATTTTTTCATTTTCAAAAAAATAATGAACTGAAAACATACACGATACAACATCAAATGTTTTTGGAAACTGTTTAATAAAACTAAATTTTGATTGTTTATTATTAATAAACAAATGTTGTAATAACTCTTTGCTTTCGTTATCAATATTATCAGATGCTTTACCATTTCTAATTGATCTAGAACAATCTCCAGCAACAAATATCATATTATTTTGTGTATTAGAATATGTAGTTGTTGACATTGTTGTATTAAGAAATCTACTATAAGCACCAGCCTTAGCATTAGTAATATTATCTAACGTATAATCAATACCTAAAACATTAGTGAATCTATTTACAATCCATCTGTTTAGATCAGAAGCTTGACCACAAGCTAATTCTAATAAAGCTTTATTTTTAGTAGTTACATGAACTTTATACAAATCAGATTTAATAATATGATTATGAAAATAATTCATTGTTTTTGAAATTAAATTATTTGATGATATAGATCTTTTATAATAAACATCTAAACCAGTTAAATATTTTTTAATATTAATATTAATAGGTTGTTTTCCACATATCATATCCATTGATACTTCATTTGTTATAGAACGCCAAATATTCATAGCAACAAAATAACTATTAGCGGTTAATTTAAGTTCGCCTAAACCAAAATTATAAATATTATTTTTATCATGCCTTATACGAAGTGGTTTCCATCTTTTCTTATTTGACATTACTATTGAATAACTATCATAAGAAAATTCAACAACTGAATTATTTAATATTTCTTCATTTTCTTCTGTAAAACATTTATTCTTATTATTATAGGTTTCTATATAAACGAATTGTGGTATATCATCAATCGTAAATTGTCTTAATGAATAAATACTTTTATCAAATAATTTAGCTTTCAGTGATTTTCCCTGCGTTTGCATATATTGTAGTCCATTGACAACTGAAATAGGCTCCATATCCATATTATTAAAAACTACATTTAATGAATATTCTTTATACGTTTTACCGTCTGATGCTGATTTATATTTGCCTATTTCAATTACTATGAAATCAATCGTATTTTGCTCAGGAGGTTTCCATTTTAAAACCTTATTCCAACTAAAATTATTAATATTATCTAATACTACAGGTTTATTAGAATAAGCACCTAATATAGGTATTTTAGTAGGTGTAAATATTAATCCATCAATATGATAATCATATTCATTGTTATTAAATAATATGTAATTACAATTATTTAGAATATTATCAGAGGTTAATTGTTTTTTAACAATGATATCATGACTATTAAAAGTACTAATAAATCCTACAAAATCGTTCATATAATTGTATCGTGATTTAATATCGGTATCAGCTAATAATGGTAGATTTGTAGTTTTAGTATCATTATAATAATAAATATCAAAGATAGCAAAAAGATCTTTTGAATTATTAGACGATAAACGATTTTGACATAATATAAGTTCTCCATCCAATAAACAGTTTTTTAAAGTTGTAACGATATTACATCCTCTAACTTGCTTACTTGAAGTTTCTATTAAAAACGCTTTAGATTTGTTATTAATATATAACAAAAAACGTAATCCATCTGCTTTCTCTGTTACAGCATAATTGTCAAAAATAGATGTGACTCCATATTCTTCTTCTTCAATAGATATTAAATTATGTTTCTCTAATGTAGCAGGTTTTGGTGCAAACATTACAACATTATCATCTAATTTAGCATAGGTAGAAAATATTTTCATTGATTTTATCAATGTCATATACTCATTAATTACAATTGTTTGTTCTGTTTTTTTTAAAGGTATTATATTGCTATCTAATATGAAATGTAATTTCCGTATATAATAGTCTTCATCTATTTTTTTATCAGAAATTATAGAATAAACATATTTAGGACTTTTAGTATTTAATGCAATATTTTTAAAACATTTATCATATTGAATACTATTTGTAATAATCTCACATTTATACCACACATCTTCTACTTTTTTGCTTTTATAAATTAATTCTTTTTTCATTTGAAATTGCTTTACATCGTTTGTAATATCATTTTCAAAATTTTTTATTTCTTCTATTTCAATATCTTTAATTGTTACTGCATAATTATAATCCTCATTACTATCTATCGATTTAGTATATGTAGTATATTTTTTAATATATTCTTTTGCAGGTATACTGTCAGTTGTACGGTATTGTTTGATTTGTGTTTCATCAGTTATTATGTAAGTATCATTGTCTATTAGAATTTCTAGAAAACTGTTAGATGTTGATAATGAAAAATCATTATTAATTAAATAATGATGGGCATTATTAAATAAATTAAGCTTTTCGTTTTCTAATGAAATAATATACATTTATTATATTAGTAATCTTATAATCTTAAATCATTTTTTAATAACAAATTTACTATTTTTAGTTTCACATATATTCTGTTTCCGATATTCAAATGAAATATCAAGTAAAAAAGAAAATAACTTACATATATATATATTCCATTTATTTTGAGTAATACCATCCATTATCATTGATATTCCTTTTTTTGTATATTTATTACTTATTTTTGGGGTAGCAATAAAAATAAATAACTTATTTTTTATTATATCATCATCTTCATATAAATCTAAAGATTGTTTAAAGAAATCAAATGGACATATATCTTTTTTTTCAATTTTATTTATTTTAATATCTTCCTTAGGATCTTCAATATCTTCCTTAGGATCTTTAATATCTTCCTTAGGATCTTTAATATCTTCCTTAGGATCTTCAATATCTTCCTTAGGATCTTTAATATCTTCCTTAGGATCTTCAATATCTTCCTTAGGATCTTTAATATCTTCCTTAGGATCTTCAATATCTTTTATAGGATCTTTAATATCTTTTATAAGATCTTCAATATCTTCCTTAGGATCTTCAATATCTTTTATAGGATCTTTAATATCTTTTATAGGATCTTTAATATCTTCCTTAGGATCTTCAATATCTTTTATAGGATCTTCAATATCATCAAAAAATTCTTTGTCAAAAAATTCTATGTTATCATAAGAGCTATTAGGTGTATCACATTCAATATCATCAAATGAAATTATCCATTTAGTATGTGGAAAAAGCATTAAACATTGTGATGTTTTATCAATTTTATTTTTAAGTAGTTCCATTATTAACTTTATATATACTTTAAGTCTTATATGGTATATCATAATCTAAATTATTGTTAATTTGATTATTAAAAATAGAACTAGTCTTAGTTAATTTTTTCTTTAGAATATAAAACTTCATAGTTGAACTAACCTTATTTTTAATAATTGGTAAAGAATTTTCTTCTTCTGTAACAATATCAGTAATAGCTACATTTTTAATATCATCTATATCTTCTAAAGTTTGAAAATTAGTTTTAATAATATTATTTTTTATATCTTCGTATGCATTAATATTTTTATTTAATTTATTACAATACATTATATATGTATGTATTTGATCTATAATACAACTATCCAATCGCTGCAGATCAATAAAAATTCCATTAATATTCTTTGAATAATTAGAATTATTGCTTTTAATAATTTTATATATTTCTTGATATTCAAACATCGAGCATTTTACTATTTCATTTTTAATAATTTGTATTTTAGTTTTAATATCCATATTGTAATGTATTATTATTTTTTTTCTATATAGTTTCATTTTTAATCATCATCATCAATATCATCAATATCATCAACAACATCATCATCATCATCATTATCATCTTCTGATTCAGCAACTACATCATTATCTACTTTTATATCTACTAGGTCAATTATACTATCAGTATCATCATCATCATCATCACTATCATCATCATCATCATCATGATTAATATCAATTTCATTTTCTTGTATAATATCAGTAGGAACAACCGTATTAACCACTTCTTCAGAATCTTCTACATCATCATCATTTGGATTATTGATAACTAATCCAATTACAACTATTTTATTATCATTATAATGATATCGTTTTCTACATATTTTAACAAAAACAGTACTCCCAATATTTATATCTTCAATATCATATTCATGTTTAATACCTGACGTTAATCTAGGTATAATTATATCAATAATTACTTTATCAGCATCTTTAACTTCAGCTTTAAATCCAGCATTATTACTAGATATAATTTTAGCTTCTAGTATTGTATCAATAGAAGGATTACAAATTGATGCATAACAAATTGCTTTAAATTGAAAAGAACTATTAAAATGTTCTTTCATAGAAGTACCTGCTGATCTTTTTATAATTTTGATACTATTTTCTTTAATATATCCATATTTAGTAATTTTATTTTCATATTTAGTTTGTATTTTTTGTAGAATAGCATCATCTATAGTGCTATTAGATATTTGTGAAATAGATAAGTTAATTAAAGTACATATTTTATATGTTTTGAATATCTTAGTCATAATTTAATATTAAAGATTATTTTTTCATTTTTATATAAGGTATAATCATTAAATTGTTTTCATTATAAAACATTTCTGCAATTTTAATACATTTATCACTTTTATTATTGCATTTTTTGTTTAGTATTTTATTAAGTTTTACACCAGATTGTGTCTCACATATTGTGCCTTTATTATTACCATAAGCAATTTTAAAAACTAATTTTTTAGATAAAACACCTTTTGATTTTGTAGCTACACCTATAATACCATACATTGTTTTATCTTTAATAGTTTGTTCTTCATAATTAAAAGTTTTTATATTAATATTATTACCATTAATATCTTTTATAGGTAAAGGTTTATCAGTGCTAAATATATCAAAATAATTATCATTAGCAATTATAGAATTATCAGATAAAAGTTTATATAATTTAGGATATGTACTTTTATTAGTAATAATATTAATTGCTATATTATCCCAATTCATATTATCAATATAAATTAAAAATCTATATAATAATTCAAAATCTTTATAAGTTTTTTCATATTTAATAATAGTAGTATTATTATTAATAGGTGTTTTTGGTTTATTAACAATAGGTTCTTCTAATATAATTTCTTGTTCTGTAATATCGAGAACATCATTAATTTTTTGAATACCATTATTATTAAATATTAACAAATAATTCCCAATTTTATTTGGAAAAATTACATTATTAATAGCTAAATCTAAATATCTTTTATCATTACATATTGATAATAATTCTTGATATGAAATATAATCTGTATGTTTAATACGATCTTTAATAATTGTAG